CGTGAAGCTTATCGACCCCAACATCATCGAGCTTGTCGAGGCGCATTTAAAGGCTGCCTTTGGGGGTGGAGCTACCAACGATTTGAGCTATCACCTTTACCGGAACATCCTAGCCGGTGGTTACGATGTGGCTAAGATATATACAGATTACGCCGGAGAGAAATCATTTGATCAAAAGATATTCATAGAACCAGTCTTCGACCCTACCCTTACCGTGTTTGACCCGCTAGCCCGTAAATCTCACAAAGGTGACGGTCGCTTTGCTTGCGAGCTATTCCCTAAGTCTGCTGGGGAAGCCGAGGAAATATACGGCTCTGACATCCTAAAAGACGTGAAGTTTACCCGTGGATCCTCGCTTGCCGGGTTCAATTGGTCGTATCGTAACCAGAAAGAAGACATCCTACTCTTTGGTGAGTTCTATAAGAAGCGCATCAAGAAAGTCAAGATATTAAAGCTGGCCAACGGTCACGTGGTCACCGAGAAACAATACGAAGACTTTATGAAAAAGTGGGAAGAGGCTGGCATTGTTGAGCAAGCCCCTATCGTATTGAAGTCTAGAATGAGCGACATGCTAACGGTAGATAAGTACACCATCACCGGCACGAAGATTGTCGACTACAAAGAAACAAACTTTTCAATGCTTCCCCTCGTTTTCTTTGACGGCAATAGCATCATCGTTCGCGACAATGAAAACGCACAGGCAGAACAGGTTGTCAGACCTTATGTCTACCACGCCAAAGACGCTCAACGAATGAAAAACTTTGCAGGGCAATCCCTTTGCAACGAGATCGAAAACCTCGTACAGCACAAATGGACAGCGCCTGTTGAGGGTATACCCGCAAACAAAGATTACCAATTGGCGTACATCGAACCGCAGAAAGCCAGCGTGGTGCTTTACAATCAATTCAAAGACGGTGACGTTAATCAGCCTTTGAACCCACCAAGAGAAATACAACGCGCCCCTATTCCCCCAGAGTTAACGAACACCTTTAACTTAGCAGACAATACGGTGCAGGTGATTCTAGGCTCATACGATGCGGCATTAGGTGCTAACGAAAATGACATCTCTGGGATAGCAATCATGCAGGGTGCTATGCATTCCAACGCCGCTGCCATGCCTTATACGACAGGATTTATACACGGCTGGCAAAGATGCGCAGAAATATACCTAGACTTGCTGCCAAAGTATTATGTGACCCCTCGGACTATCCCGGTAATTCTGCCTGACGGTAAGCGCGAGTACTACGAGATCAACAAGAAAGGCAACATGAAGTTTGACTATGACGTGTCTGCCTTAGACGTCACTATCGAACCCGGCGTGAACTACGAAGTGCAAAAACAAATTGCGCTTAAGACTATCACCGCATTGATGAATGTGAGCGATAGCTTCAAAGAATTCATGAACCAAAACGGTCTTGAAGTATTGCTGGATAACATCGATATTCGTGGCATTGAGAAGCTTCGCTATCTCGTCCAAGAGTGGATGGATCAGCAAAAAGAAATGGCTAAGCAAGCACAGCAAGCGAACGCCAACAAGCCTACGATGGAAGATGTCGCTATGGGTCAAGTGCAGGTTGAAGGCAAGAAAGTCGAAGTTATGGCTCAAGGCAACCAGCTCAAAGCCCAAGTCGAGATGGCTAAGACCAACGCCAACAATGCCGTGGCAAACAAGGAAGCTGACATCAAATTCCTTGAGGTTATGAGTACTATTCAAGACGCTAACTTAAGTCATGCTTTGGATCAGGAAAAAGTAGATGCTGAGAATGCCCGCACTACCCTTGAACAAACACTGAAAGTAGGCGAACACATGATGAAAATAGACAAGATGTCGGAATCCAAAGAGCAGGAATAGGATATAAGTCAGGCATAGGATATAATCACCGCTAATCCGGGGGTGATATGTCCAATTACGAAAAAGTAAAAGAATGGCGAAAGAACAATCCAGAGAAAGTGGCAGCTCAAAACAAACGATATAACACTAGAAATCCAGATGTTCATAAGAGGGCTGCTATAAAATATAGACAGAAAAATCTAGAACAGATTAGAGAAAAAGAAAAATTGGCTGCGAGAGCAAGCAGAAAAAATAACCCTGAAGCTCAAAGAATAAGAAACGAGAACTGGCGAATAAGGCATGAAGCAAGATTATGGGATAGAGCTGGAAGACCCAGAGCGAATGAATGTGAAATTTGCGATAGTTCTGGAATAACTGTATTTGACCATTGTCATTCGACCGATAAATTTAGAGGATGGGTGTGCGATAGATGTAATAAAGTTCTTGGATTGATTAAAGATTCAGCAGATTTGCTGCGTAAATTAGCTAATTACTTGGAGAATTTTGATGACAGCCTTAACGACAAAGAGACGCAATGCGTTACCAAAATCTAAGTTTGCCTTACCTGCAGACAGAGGATACCCGGTAGATACTAAAGCACGTGCAGCAAATGCAAAAGCACGTGCAACGCAAATGGAAAACAAAGGCAAGCTGAGTGCATCCTCTAAAGCAAAGATCGATGCTAAAGCTAATAAGGTATTGGGCAATAACAAAAAGTCTGATAATAAAAAGAAAGGTTAGTTGCATTGACAGCATAAATTCTTTACGATATATGATGAATATATCAGCTTACGGAAAGCTTATAATCCGGCCAACACGCAGCCATGCGGCAAAATGGTAGTTCAAGGAACTAAAACCTTGCGGACACGTTCACAACGGCAACAGTGAGATGATGAATGACTGAGGAAGTAGCTGTAAATAAGGACATGGGATCTGAACCGCAAATCGATGCGTCTCAAGACGAGTCAGCCGAAGCGGAGAAGATGCTACCGGTCTCTCGCGTTGAGGAACTTGTAAAAAAAGCCAAACTCAAAGGGAGAGATTCAATGCAAGCAGAAATGGATGCGTTAAAAGCTGAAAATGCACAGCTCAAAACAGGTGGTTCAATGGGAGGCATGGCCGTTACTGCGCCAGTTGACCCCGAAGCCATCAAACAACAAGTCTTAAACGACTTGAAAGAGCAAATGCAACAGGCTAATCAACAACGCGCCCAAGAAGAGTTAGAAAAGGAAGCTAACAGGATTGCAGATGCGTATAAGGCCAAGATGTCAACCGGAAAAGATACGTATGAAGACTTCGAAACTGTTATGTCCGATTTTAACCCTGCAGCATTCCCAAACCTCGTTTACTTGGCGAACCAGGTAGATAACACCCCTGCAGTCATGTATGAGCTAATGAAAAACCCAAGCAAATGGGCAACGCTCGCAGTCTTATCCGAACGTGATCCAAATGCAGCTCAGAGCATGATTAGCAAGATAAGTGCGTCTATCAAAGCCAACGAACAAGCTAAAGCAGAGGAAAAGACTCCTCCTGCACCTCTCGGCCGAATGTCATCTTCTACTACTGGACAAGACAACGGCACGAAGACTGTTCGCGATTTTAAGGCTATGTTTCGCGGATAAAAATCTGGTAATGCCGTGTAGTTTTGTCTCAATGTTGAATCTAACGGAGAGATTGACATGCCATTGCCAAATAATATTGTGCAAAATGTACAAACGTACAACAAGGCAGATCTTGCCTATCTACAAAACATTAACTGTTTTGTATCAACCGCAAACACCAAATACAAAGATTTCCAAAAGGCAAATCCGGCTAACTTAGGTGACACAATCACCTTTGATAAACCGCCACGCTTCATCGCTAACGATGGCTTGGTTGTATCATTCCAAGGTGTCGAACAGCGAGTGCAATCATTGGTTGTTGATAAAGCAAAAAACGTTGGTATAGACGTTTCCGCTCAACAATTGATTTTTAACTTAGAAGACTACATGGAAAGATTCGGTAAAGGCTCAGTCGAAGAATTGGGTGCTGTTATTGAATCTGACGTGGCAGGGATTTGCGAAACTTCCCCTTACCGTTTCTATGGTAACGGAGTCACGCCAATCGGGTCGTTTAATCAGCTCGGCCAAATGCTGGCCTTCTTCAGGAACTTCGGGTCTGCCAAGTACGACACCAAGGTGTACATGTCCGACATCGTGATTCCTGACATCGTAGGTTCTGGGTTAAACCAGTTCGTGCCGCAGGGTAACGAAGAACTACGAAACAGCTGGGAATTAGGCGCGTTCAACAAAGCTATGTGGTACACCTCCAACTTGTTACCAGAACACATTGCAGGATCGGAAGGTCAAGCAGGTGTTACGTTGACAGTTGTAAGCGTAGTGCAGAATGCTGATGGTGGAATCACAGCAATTACTTTCAGCGGAACCTCTGCTGCTAGTGATGCGGACTCTATCAAAGCGTATGACCGCTTCCAGTTCCAAGATAACGTCTCTGGTCATCCAAACATCCGTTTCCGTACCTTCGTTGGTCACAAACCATCTGCTTGCCCTGTACAGTTCAAGGCAGTGTCTGATGCAGCGTCCACCGGTGGCTCACAGGTTACGGTTACAGTTGATCCTGTTCTACAGGCTGCTGTTGGCAAAAACCAAAATATCACGCAGCAAATTGTTGCTGGTATGCAAGTTAAGGTATTGCCTTCACACAGAGTGGGTATGGTTCAGTCGGGTAATCAGTTCTATGTTGCGATTCCTCCTCTGCCAGATTGCGATCCGTTCATGACATCTGTTGAACAAGATCCTGATACTGGGGTGGCTTTGCGTATGTACACCGGTGCGCAGTTCGGTCAGAACTTATATGGTACGGTTCATGACGCGATCTGGGGTAAAACACAGGTATCCGATAACGCAATGGCTATCATTTTCCCACTCTAATAGGAGCATAAGAACATGGTTAATATTCCAATAGTAAATGCCCCTTATCTAGAAGTTAATGGGCTAGAAATTGCGATTGCAAGCACGACTACCTTAACGGTTCAGTTGGGTATTGCTCGCAATAGCACAAACGTAAACGACATTAGCTTGGCAGCAGCTGCAACGTTAAACGCAGCTGACACCGGGCTTAATGGTCTTGATACAGGCGCTCTTGCCAACGCTACGCTCTACTCCTTGTATGTGGTCGGTGATTCCACTAATACTAACCCATCTGGCGTTGTATTGTCCTTGAGTGCGTCTGCACCTCTGTTGCCAGTTGGCTATGATATGTTCCGAAAAATCGGTTATTTACGCACCGATGGATCGGCTCACTTCTTAGCTGGATATTGGAGCGGTAGTGCGAATGAGCGAACCTTTGTATATGACGTGCCGATTGCAACCGCCGTAACTGCCGGTTCATCCGCAACGTATGCAGCTGTAACGCTAACCACATTCGTTCCTGCTATCCAAAACACGCTCGCGAAAATCGAACTTAACTGGACAGCTAACGCTGCCGGAGACACTTTGGCCTTACAGCCCTTCTCCGCCGTTGGTGATACCCTTAAGTACATCGCGGGTGTAGCTGGCGCTTCTGCTCATACCCTTGTAAGGGAATATGTACAGGCTCAGTTGGATTCCGGTGCGCCTAAGATCAATTACAAGGTGTCTGCAGGGACGGTTGCTATAAACGTTGCTGGCTACCAGTACACGATCTAACCTGAACATAAGGAGAGGTCATGGCTTATTTGACGAGCAATCTCATAACAGACTCCTATTATCTTAGTGGGATTGTTAGCCGGGATTTTGAAAGCATTACCGGCAGTCAAACGACCGATGGCCTCCGCCTTCTTAATGATGTTCTGCAAGATCGTACTGTAGATGAGAGTACTATTCCGTACACGGATAAGTACACGACACCGGCAATAGCTGGACAGTCTGAATACTTTATCCCGGATATCATCGACATTGATGTGTTCGTGTTTTATATCCAGTCATTGAGATATCAAACTCGAAACCAACAACGTCAAGAGTTCTTTGGCAGTTTTAGGCCAACCAATATCCAAAGTTTACCGTGGAATTGGCATTTTGAGCGTCAGTTTGGTGGGGGCAAGTTGTATCTCTACTTTGTTCCTGACGTAGCTTATCCATTAGAAATATGGGGCAGTTTTCGTTTAAGTTCAGTAACACTTTTTCAAGATTTGTCATTAACGCTTGATAGGTTTTATACGAATTTCCTGCAATTTTTACTTGCAGAACGTCTATGCCAGTATTTTTCTTATAACGTTCCTGTAAACGTTTCTACTCAATTGCAGAAATACTACAAGTGGATTGCAAACAACACCAACATCATGGATTTACGTCAGCAAAAACTGAGTAGTCTAAACAGCGGTGCTGCAATCAACTATGCCATAGTCAACCTGTCAGGCGGATGGTTGCCTGTGAATTCTTAAGGGGCGACTGAATGGCACTAACAACGGATACCGAAGAAGTACCAGTCAGGATTGTTGGCAGCTCTGTTTTTGGCGTATACGGCACAATTTCTGCCGAGCGTACTTACAATATGTTTATCACTTCATCGGGTGACGATGAAGAAGAATGGCTCGTAAACTTCCCCGGATACGCATCTATTCTTCGCTTGGTTGAAGAAGGCGCTGAAGGTCGTGGGGCGTTCCATTCTGTGCGTGGTAACTTCATCCTTGCGGTTGTAGCG